GCCCCATGGGCACTCAGCAAATGTACGAGGAACTGATGTCCCTCAAGCAGAAATACGCTGAGCTGGAGAACCGCAATCGTATGGAGAAGATGAACTTCCGTAAGATGCAAATGGCCGAAGCTATCGGTCATATGTACACCGAAGGTCGTCTGACTGACGGCATCATGCCTGAGCAAGAGCTGATCAGCTACTGCGAGGGTCTTGAGTTCGGCACTCTGGAGTTCTCTGAGGGCGAAACTGCCGCCACCAAGCTCCTGAGCCTGCTGAGCAAGCTGCCCCCGATGGTTTCTTTCGGTGAAGTTGCTGGTGGTACTTTCCAGTACGCTGAGGAATCTGACCTTGACCCTCATGCCAAGGCGCTCCGCATGGTGGAAGAGTCCGAAGGCAAGATGGATTACGTCGAAGCCCTGAAGAAGACGATGTTTTCGTGAGGTGAGTGATGGACCTTCTTAGCCTGGTTTCTATGGCCACAAAGAGAAGGTCTGATTACTTCTCTCAAGCCCAAACTCTCGCTCGAAAATACAAAGAGCAGCCGAATCTGGAAGAACGGATGAAGGCAGAGTCTCTGGGCTTGGTGAAAGGATTAAGGGACAAGTTAATGAGGTGGGAAGAGTATGAGCGAACAATGCTCGACAAAACTCTCACCTCCGCACTTGCCGCCTGCATCCTCGGCTTAAAAGACAAACAATCGGATCAGAAGTTGGAAAAGTGTTGGCCGATCATTATTGGTGACATGCTTCCGCCTCTTACAAAGTTTTTAGCAGAGACTAAAGAATACATTGACTCTGGTGTGTTGCGCCTAGGGGATCAGACGGTAGACTTCGCTGACTACAATCTGCTCGGTGCGGTTCCCGGAGCAATCGATCTTGATGCTGATGCACTCGAAGGAATCAATCCCGAAGAGGAAGGAATCCAGGAAGCCACACAGCAGAGAGCACAAGGCCGAACCTGGCCTTCCCTTGCGGAACGAGTTTCTCGTTACTTAGCAACTCCAACTTTCTCGTTTTACAACCTCGGTGAGTACATGGTGGCCCAAGATATGGGCTATAAGGACATGCGGAGAGTGGCTAAACAAGATAAAAAAGTGTGCGTAGACTGTAAAAACTACGGTGAACAAGGTTGGGCACCTATTGGCGAGCTGCCTATGCCTGGCAAAGGTTGCCGTTGTTATGACCGCTGCCGTTGTTACATCGAATACCGCTAAGGGTAAAACTGGTTACTGCAACTAGGTGATAAACAAGTCCTAGAGCAAACAAACACATTGAAGTCTTACTATCTGAGGACAAAGACATGGCTACAAACGCTGCTCCCGTTTACGGAAAACAGTACATCCGCTACGCAGAAACCTGGGAAGCCCCTACCAACGATCAAGCAGGCACCATCGGTGTCGTTGAAGTTGGCGAACTTCGTGCTGTGAGCTATGCCACTTGGGCTGGCCCTAACTATGCCGCTCCCGGCGTATACTTCACCGTTCAGCCTACGAACATCTGCGGTATCAACCAGGCCTATATGCCTACCGCCCTGGCTCAACCCTACACCGCCCGCCAGCTGACCGTGGCTACTTCCGGTCTTCTGCTGGTTGAAGTGGATCCCGCTTCGGCCGCCATCGGCCTGAACAGCCAACTGCAGGTTAACGGACTGGGTCAAGCCACTGCGGCTGGCACCCCTGTGAGCCTGGATGGCACTCAGCCCCTGATCCGCGAGAACGTGACCATCGGTGGTCGTCGCCTCGTGCTCGTCAGCTTCGCCTGATAATTAACCTCTGGCTGGGCATCTTCGGTGTAAGTCCCAGCCCTGGTTGCAACCATTTGAAGACAAAATTTAATTTCGGAGACTCCCTCCCATGATGAACCTCCAGCAAACCTATGCTGGTGTAGATCCGATTCTGACTACACTGGCTCAAGGTTTCATGTTGCCGGCGACCAATATCGCCAACTTTATTGCCCCCGTTGTTGACACCCCGACTCGTGCTGGCCGCATTCTGCGCTTCGGCAAAGAGCAGTTCGCCATCAACGACTTCCGTCGTGCATACGGCACCAACATTCCCTACGTCCAGTCACGTTATGACTCGGAGCCTTATGCTCTTGAGCAAGAAGTGGTTGCCTGGGAACTGCCGGAAGAAGTCATTGAGAACGCCGGCGAAGGCCCCGCTCAGGTTGACCTGCGTGCGATTGAAACTCGCAACGCCATGTCCCGCCTGATGAACGCCTATGAGTACACCGTTTCTCAGGCTGTCACCGTAACCGGTACTTACAACCCCTACGAGCCCAACACTGGCGCTGGTAACCAAGACGGTCTGGGCTTCACCAGCTGGACTACCTTTAACACTGCCTACGGCACCGCCTCCGGTCCTTCGGCTTGGTCTTCGCTGACCTCGAACCCGATCGAAGACGTTCTGACTCTGAAGCGCTCGGTCGCCAACCAGATCGGTATCCGCCCCAACTCAATGGTTGTTGGAACCGCCGTGTTCGACCAACTGCTGACCAACCAGGCGATCCTTGAGCGTATCAAGTATACCACTGCCGACAGCATCGACACCGATATGCTGGCTCGCTACTTCGGTCTCGAGCGCGGTCTGCGCGTGGCTGAGGGTCGTTATCTGGCCACCGACGGTAGCCTGCAGCCCGTGTTCCCTGAGAACGGAATCCTGCTGTTCTACAGCCCCAACGGTCCTTCTGACTCCGTTATGCCTGCTGGTGGCGCTAATGCTGCTACCCCCGCTTTCGCTTACACCTACCAGCTGACCGGCACCCCCGCCGTTCGCCCTGAGTACTACATCCGTGAGCGTCGTGTTGTTCGCGCTGAAATCACCGTTGAGCGTGTGGTTAACCTTGTGGGTCTGGGTGCTACTGGTGTTATCGGTTCTGGCGCAATGATCACCGACATTCTGTCCTGATTTAGGACACTAAGGAGGTGTTATCATGGCTATTCTTCGCCCATTGACTAAGGCGCAGTATGAAGTAAGCTTCACTGCGATCGGTGGACCGACTTTTACAGCGGTGTTCACTCAGTTTAGCGGAATCAATGATTCCTCAGATAGCAGCACCTACGCTAATGGCACAGGTAACCGCCTGTTCCACGTTGTTGGACCTCGGACAGCAGACAATGTAACTCTGACTGCCCCCTACGATCCAACAATCTTTAAAACCCTCGAACAGTTTTGGCTGGATTACAACTGTAATCCCATCACCATCACAGTTACCCCCCGTGACTGTTCCGGTGAAGGCTCTGCCCCTGCCGGTGGTCAGTACATTTGCTACGAGTGTCAGTTTGTGAGCATCACGACTGCTGACGTAGATCGCGAAAGCGGCGATGTGCAGACGATCGAGTGTGAGTTTACAGTCAACTACTTTGAGAGAACCTGATAGGTCTCTGCCTAACTCCTACAACCCTCGCTTCGGCGGGGGTCTTTTTGTAGGTAGGGTAAAACCATCATAACGTGGGATAGTTATCAGTCGTATGGCAAAAACGACATTTTCAAGTGGAGTCATCGTCACAAGCCAGTGGCTCAACGGCGCCCAGCAAATCTATTTCGACGGTCAAGATTTAGACTGGCACTACGCCCCGCTCGGCCTCAACTCGCTCGTTCGCACCGGTCCGAACGGTCTGGATGCTGCGTATGTAACGCTAACCACCGATCAACCTGAACTCGATAACAACGGGCTATTGCTCAGTGGAGCTCCCATCAGTGGCGATAAAGTTGTTAGTGGAATGTGGAATTTCGGGTATGACCCCCTACAAGCGGGCAACCCGGCAAACATCCGGGAGAATGCCCCAAAGAGTTACACAACGAACGACAAATATAACTATGCCGGCGGGGCCCCCACCCCGACAGTGCCCATTAAATTCGCCTCTCTTGATGGTGCTGACATCATCACCAAGGACATCCTGGAGCAGTGGGTGACGGATCTGTTTGAGACTTTAGAGGTTGATAACGGCGTTTACTATTCTGCATCTAACCCCGCTTGCCAGAACTACAGCGTCGGAGCTGGTAATTCTGACACCATCTGCCCGCTGTAAGGAGGTTTCTACGTGGCGAGATACGCACCATTACCATCAGTAAGCATCGACCCCCGCAACGAGGCAGAGTTAGTCCAGGCAGCGTCGCAGCGTGTGTATCAAGCGTCTGGGCAAACGCTCAATGACTTCTCCGCTGGTAATCCCCTTGCCGCTTTGCTTGAGGGACAGGCATTTGCTCAAGGTGAGTTCCTGTTTTGGGCCAATCAGTTACCCCAGTCCATTCTAATCGAGTGGTTGGGTCCCTTCCTTGGCGCCATGCGGCGTCTGGGGACTCCCGCAGTTGCTCGCCTAACTCTTACTGTCCCCCCCTCAAACACGGTCACAACCATTCCTGCTGGCACGGCGTTTACCACCAACGCCAACTTGACCGGTGGAGAGAGCTTTACGTTTATCACTGACGCCGAGGTCTCTATCCCTGCCGGTGAAAGCGTGGCTTACACTACTGTGGCCTCGCAGTATGTGGGCGCGGTTTATAACTCCCCCGCCAACTCGATTACTGGTACCTCGGCTATCAACGTCAATGGTCTGACGGCAACAAACGTTCAGCCCGCTTCGGGCGGTAGCGATGTTGAGACTTACCAGGAAGTTCAAGAACGCTTCTTTACCTTGATTCGCCGCCGGAATCCAGTCAGCGCAGAGGACTGGCAGGATTTCTTCACGGATTTCTACGGTGTTGGCACGCAAACTTCGGTGCAACCTAATCGTCCCAACCAAGGCACTTACAACTATGTGACTGATTACCTGAAACCTAATGGTCAGGTGTCATTCTTTGTGCTGGGGCCGGATGGCGTTGAACTCAACAAAAGTCAACTCGAACGTGGGCAAAACGTTGTTAACTACTCTGTTCCCGTAGAAAATCAGGGGCACCTATACCCAATCACTCTTAGCCAAGTTCAGTATAACTTAACGGTTGAAGTGGATGCAAATGGAACTTTCGGCGGAAGTCTTAAAGACAGCTCCTTGAACTTCCGGGACCGCCTCTTTGAGATTCTACGCCCGGGCAACGTGTTCCCATCAACTGTGGACCCCACGGTAAGTGATGTAGACGCCGCTTTTTACTCAACTTTTGATGCCTCCACACGGTTCATCGATCCCCACATCGAAGTTAGTGCCGCCTACAACACTCCCCCACTCCTCGACCCTGCTGCTGCTACCTACACCAGTGTCTACACTTTTGAGCCAACTGGTTTTCTGCTCAACCCGTTTGATCTTGTAGAAACAACCCTGCCCGTACCAGTCTATTATCCGGTTATTTCCGGATTTACACCATACTCGATTGCCAAACCTGATCAAACTATTTATGGTAATCTGGTTCTTCAGCAAATTCAGATCCTTGCCCCCGGCACTTACCTTAAGGGTCAAGTGTGTTATTGGGATCCCTCCTCACCCGGCGGGGATGGAGAGCTACACGTAATCCTTGAAAACTTGACTATCGGGAGTGCGACGGAGGTCGCAAACTTAATCTCCCAGGGAAAAATTTCAGGACTTAAAAATTACTCCCCCTACTCTTCGGCCACGGTGGGGACCAACTATATTGCCACGGTGGGAACAACGTATAATCCGGAGATTATACAGTACGACTATTACCTCCCGATTACGAACAATGTGGATGCCAACGGTCAATTTGTGCCACCCGGTACAGTTGTGCTTTCTAAACGTCCAGGGTCTTTTGTCTGGGTGGTGAATAAAAATTTCACTCTCGAGGCTTCAACCAACGACATTACGGGAGCAACAGCACAGTCTTTGCTAGGGGCTCCAATTACGCCTAAGACTCTGGAGGCAGGCACCTCCTACTCAGTAGGGGACTGGGTTTATACTCCGCAAATTGGGTCTGGCCCCAACCCTGTAGCCGACCCTTACTACAATTACGTGGATGTTCGTCTCGGCGTAGTAAATAAATATGCCTACGTTCAGCAAGCATTCACATATGACCCAGACGGTCAAACTACTAGCACCTATTTTGATGAGCTTGTTGAGCAAGACATTGTCAAGGAAATTGTCGTTCAAAACGCTGACGGCGGATTACCTATCTACAAGTACAAGCCTCGTTTCCCTGCAGGGACTTACCTGGAATACCGATACGACCGGGAAGAAACAATCTGCGTGGCCGTTGACAATGAGTGCGTCCCCCTTAGAGTGCCATATGTAGATTACTTCGTAGCAGCCAAGTACTTTACACCAGGTAGCACCAACCCACAAGAACTTATAAACCAAGGTCTTATTTTCCCACTATACACGGATACTCCTCAGGCCATTGCTTTTTTCGACGCACTTTCTGCCACTAATCGGACACTAAAACCAACCACCCGAATGTTCCGATTCTTCAAGGGTGACCGAACTTTCTTCCGTCAAGGTTCTCAGGTTATTTCGTACACCGCAACCACAAACGTTCACCCCCTGTTTGAGTTTTACATCTACCTTGAGAACGGGATCTTTGTAGAAACTGCTCGCTATTTACCTTCGCAGTTCGAAAGCATCGATTACGTGCCCTATTTCAACCCTGCCTATGTGGAATACTCAGAGGACACTGTTATCTCCGAGGACGGGCGCAATCTTTACCGCACAATGCTTGCGTTCACACCCGATGCTACCGTAGTCAATTGGACAAACACCACAGTGGCAAACACCACCCGCAATGAAGAGTACGAAGGGAATTTACTGCGTTATGTCGATAAGTACTCGTGTGAGGAGTCCATCTTGTCTCAGCTCGGAAGGGACATCTCGGCGATTAAACTCGGCATCGCCCAAATCACTCTTATTCCGAAAAATAAAGGTCGCTTTGCTAACTCGCAGGAGCAAGTCGTGTTTGTCTGGGAAAACACATCAACTCTTGCTGAAGTTCCTCAGCTCTCTTGGTATTCCGGGACACCTTACCCTTACTC